CGGTGGCCGAGCCCTTGCCGAGCAGAATCGTGTTATCCGGCATGCCGTAGAGCGGCACCACCAGGCGGCCAGAGTAGCGGAGCAGGCCGGCCTGCGTAGTGTCTACGCCCTTGAAGGTGCTCAGCTGCTGCGCGCGCTCCCACATGAGCGAGGTCTTATAGCTCACAAAGAATTTGATATCCTTATCGTACACCAAATCCGAGGTGATGGTGGCCAGCGTGGCGGCAAACGAGGCCTCAATGTTGGAGAGGGTCAGCACTACCGGGCTGGCCACCTTGGGCACCGTGATATCGAGCCGGGCCCGGGTGATGATGCCGTTGAAGTAGTTCCAGGGGTCTACGCCGTTGGTATCGCCCTGCAGCACGGCCTGGCCGAGCCACTTGTTATGCTGCTTCAGGTATTCCTGAATGATAACGCTTTCAGCCGTTACCGGCAGCTTCGTATCAATCAGGTTCTTATTGAGCTGCGTGGCCTGCCAGTGGTCTTCGAAGTCGCGCGGATTAAACTCATCGTAGAGCATGTAATCGCCGGGCTCCAACACCTGGCCGGTTACGGAGCTCGTGCCCTTGGGCTTGTTGGGGGTGGGCTGGCGGGCCTGAATCACACCGCCCACCGTGAAACGGGGAATGGTGTACTTCTTTTTGATGCCATCCTTCACGTAGATATGGCCCCCGGTTACGATTTCGTTGCCTACTACCGATTTCACGATAAACTGCGAAGCAGCTTCACCGGCGTAGGAAACATCAGAGATTACTAAGGTCATAGCCTAGTAGAAAAATGGAAAAATGAAGAAAAATTGAGCGGGTAGGGCGGCCTATTTGCCGGCGGCGGTGCGGGCGGCGATTTCAGCCATTGCCGAGGCGGCCGTGAGGCGGCCGGTGGCACCAGTGCCGGCGGCGCTGGCCTCAATGGTTTCGATGATGCCCTTCTTGCCGGGCAGCTTGTCGAGGGCGGCGGTAGCGGCGGCCAGGTTGGCCGTGGCCAGGGTGGTGTAGGTGGGGGCGAGGTCCGCGGTAATCTTGCCCGCGGCTACGGCCTTGGCTACGAGCTGCGTCACGGCGTTTTCGGCGGCTAGTTTCTCCGCGGCCTCCGTGGCATCGGTCACTTTTTTGAGCGCGTCCTTAGCCTCCTGCGCTTCGGCGGTGGCCGTGGTTACCTGCGCGGTCACGGCGGCCAGGGCCGAGGCGTGGCCGGCGGCCGCCGTGCGCAGCTGCGCGTTCTCGTTGAAGGCAGCCGTAACGGCCTGCGTTACCTGCTCATCGGTAGCCGAGGCAGTGATGCCGGCCACGGCGTGGGCGGTCAGGATGGGAAGCAGTAAATTTTTCATGTTGGGGGAAGGTGAGGCGGGGGGGAGGTGGCCGGCGTAGTAGGCCTGCAGCTGCAGCAGCGAGGCCTCCGCAGTCGAGCTCGTGAGGTCGGCCGGGGGCGCGCTGGCTGTCTTGGGGGCATCGATGATGCCGGTAGCGAAGCCCAGGGCCACGGCCTCATCGGCGCTCAGCCAGGTTTCGGCGGCCATCATTTCGCGGATTTTGTCGAGCGGCTGCCCGGTGGCGTTGGCGTACACCGCGGCCATGCTTTCGTTGATAGCTTTCTGGCCCTCAATGGCTTTTTCGAGGTCGGCCACCTGGCCAGCCGCGCCCCCGCTGCAGTTGTGAATCATCAGCCGGGCGTGCGCGCTCATCAGGCGCTTGCGGCCACCCATAAAAATGAGGCTGGCCGAGCTGGCCGCTATCCCATCGTTGTAGGTGTCGATTTTTAAGGCGCTGGCCTTCATCATGCCGAAAATGCCCTGCGCCATCAGCCAGTTGCCACCCACGGAGTTAATGCGCACCTGCACCACCGACTCACCGGCGCTCACGGCGCTGGCCAGCTCAGCCTGAAACCTGTCCTGCGAATAAGCGGCGTAGTCGTTGGCCTCACCAGGCTGGCCAATTAGCGCGTAAATCTGAATCATGCGGCGGGGTTCGAGTAGTCAAACCTACTGCCGGCCATCATCTTTGCACTTTTCAAAGTTGCAAAACGGGGTATTATTGCACTCTATAAAGGGGAAAATGAGCCCTTAGTGAAAACGCAAAAGGTGGCCCCGGGCCTAGCGGGCCCTAGTTTTCCTACCTGATTCGCTCCTATAATGCCCCGGTTATGCCTTAAATAGCCCGCGGCAGTGCGTGGGGGCAGTTTTTGCACTATGGCCACCACCCCGAAAGACGATGAGCAGCCCCGGCCCCGCGGCCGGCGCAAGGCTGAGCCCGCGCCCGACGCGGAGCAGCCCAGCGAGGCGGCCGATGAGCAGGCCGATGAGGAAGCGGTGCCCACCGGCACGCGGCTAGCGCTCAGCCGTGCGCAGCAGCGGCTCATGCGCGAGTTTATGGGCCAGAAAGAGGAACGGCAGGACGTAAGCCGGAACCGGGCCCTTATCCGGCGGGTAATGCTGGACTGCATTAAAAACGAGCTCCGCGCGCCCACGGTGCAGGAGATTTGCGAAGCCACCGGCCTATCTGATAAGACGGTGAAAGCGCACAAAAAGCACATTAAGCTAGGGGACGGTAAAAGCAACATCTACCAGGACTTAACGCCCGATGTGATGCTGAGCCTCTACAAAAGTGCGAAGGGCTTCACCTACACCGCCGAGAAGCTGCTCATCGTATCGGCCGGCGCGGGCATGGGTTCGGAGGTAGAGCGGCACGAGCTCACGATGTACGTGCAGCCCAACACGGCCGCGGCTAAGCTCTGGCTGCAGGTAGTCGAGGGGCACAGCGACACCACCAAAACGGAGCACAGCGGCGCGGTGGCCACCGGTGGGGGCGGCTTCTATTTCGAGTACATCGTGCCCACGGCTCCCGCTAATGTCTAAGGCCACGACCAAGCGGGCCCCGGTGAAGGCCACCACCACCAAGCCGCGCACCGCGGCCAAAAAGGCCGCGCCCAAAAAGCCCCAGGGCCCGCCGGCGGGCGCGAAGCGGCTCCGCTTCACCCCCAGCTTGAAACAGCATGAGGCGTGGGGCCTCTTAGAAGATGCCGTAAAGGAGGAAATCGTGTACGGCGGCGCGGCCGGCGGCGGCAAGTCCTGGCTTGGCGCGGTCTGGAAAATCTACCGGCGGCTGCGCTACCCCAACAGCCGCGGCCTCGTGGGCCGGACGGTGTTCAACGATTTGAAAGAGAGTACGCTCATTACTTTTTTCGAGGTGCTGAGCAGTTGGGGCATGGTGGCCGGCAAAGATTACCAGTACCACGGCACCGACCATTATATCCAATTCGCCAACGGCAGCCGCGAAGTGTTCAAGGCGCTAGGCTGGCAGCCTAACGACCCTGATTACCAGCGCTTAGGCTCCACAGAATTTACTGATTTGTGGATTGAGGAAGCCGGCGACGGGTTGCCCAAAAAAGCAATGCAGATTGCTAAGAGCCGCATCCGTTGGAAATTGGATGAGTTCGACCTCATTCCCAAGGTGTTAATCACGTGTAATCCGGGGTATCACTGGATTAGAAGCGAGTACTTCTACGATGATGAAGATAACCCGATAGCGCTAAAGCCGCACCAGGCCGTAGTGCGGGCGCTCGTGACGGATAACCCTAAACCTGAGTTCGTTAAGCGCTACAAAAAGAACTTAGAAGGCCTTTCCGATTACGACCGCGCGCGCTTGCTGGAGGGCGACTGGAATGCAGTCGAGAAAAGCGGCGGCGAAATGTACGGCCGCTTTGATACTGAGAAACATACGGGCGACTACTCCAAAAAATACGATGATAGCCTGCCGCTGCACATTACGCTAGACTTCAACACCGCGCCCTACATGACGCTGAACGTGTGGCAGATACTAGACGATGAGGCCGGCGGCTACGAGGCGGTGCAAATCGATGAGTTTACCCCGGCCGACCCCGACAACAACACCCCGGCCGTGATGCGGCTCTTTGTGGCCAAATACGGCGACCACGAGGCAGAAATTTTCGTGTACGGCGACCCCGCCGGCAAGCACGAAGATACCAGGAGCGAGAAGGGCCACAACGATTTTACGCTCGTGCTCAATGCGTTGGAGGAAATGCCCCAGGTAACCAAGCGGGTGGGCCTCTCCGCGCCTAGCGTATCGATGCGCTGCCTTTGGGTAAATGCCATTTTCGCCGGCGAGCAGCCGGGCCTGAAAATCCTCATTAGTAAGAATTGCAGAAATACTATTCAGGACTATCAAAAGGTAAAGAAGGGGGCCGATGGGGGCAAGGAAAAGCGCCGCATCAAAGACCCCATTACCGGCATCAGTTACGAGCCTTACGGGCACTGCTCCGATGCCAACGATTATTTCCTCACCAAGGCTTTTTCTACTCAATACAAGGCCTTTAAGAAGCGCAAGCGCAAGCCGGCCAGCGGCAAGGCCGAGCAGGCCCTCAACCCAAATTTCACGCCCGAGCCCGAGCGCGAACGGCCCGAGCGCGCCCCACGGCGGCCCCGCAACTCTAAAAACAGCTACTAAATGCCCTTTATTTTTCCGAGTGATTACCAGGTGCAAATCAAAGCTGATTTGCTGGCCACCGTTACCGAATCCAACGCCGGCATGCTCACGGAGGCCGAGCAAACCGCCCAGGAGGAAATGAGCGGCTACCTGCGCGGCCGCTATGAGCTCAGCGCGTGCTTTGTCGACGTGCTGCCCTACGTGGCCAGCGAGCAATACGACACCGGCGCGGTGGTGCAGCTGGCCGCCGTGCCGGCGGTGCCGGCCACGGCCGGCAGCCCGGGCAGCCCCGGCACGCCGCCGGTGGCCGCGGTGCCGGCGCGCATCTACGTGGCCAACCGCCCGACCGCGCCCGGTGAGGTGCCCGGTGGTGCACCAGCTGCCGGCCAGGTGGGCCCGGCGTGGGCCCTGCGCGACCCCCGGCACAAGCTGCTCAAAATGTACCTGATTGATATGGTGCTCTACCATATCCACAGCGGCCAGAATCCGCTTACGGTGCCGGCCGTGCGGCAAGACCGCTACGATACGGCGCTGCAGTGGGCCAAAGACTGCCGCACCGGCAAGGTGTCGCCGGGCCTGCCGCTGCTGCCCGACAAAAAGCCGGACGGAACCCCCAACCGCGAAAGCATCCGGCCCCGGGGCGGCTCCCAACCCAAACTAAAAAACAGCTACTAATAAGATGGGTATCAATTTATCTATAAACCTGAACCCGTTCAAAATCAGCTTTGGGAGCGGGGCTGGCCAGAAAAAGAGCATCATGTCGCAAACGCTGGCCACGAACGTGCAGCGGCTGCGGCAGGACGTGGGCAAGTGGCGCGCGGCGCTGGCCAGCGCGGAAAGCGTGTACTATCCCGACCGCACCCAACTATATAATATTTACGCTGATGTGGTGCTTGATTTGCACCTGACGGCCGTAATGCAGAGCCGCCTTAATGCCGTAATCCGGCGGCCGTTCAAGCTGCAGGACGCGAAAGAGACTGAGCAGCCGGTGCTCACCAAGCTGCTGCGTAAGCCGTGGTTTTACAAGTTCTGCACCTACGCGCTAGAACGCAATTTTTACGGCCACTCGCTTATCGAGTTTCCGGTGCCGGTGGGCGGGGAGTTCAAAGATTGCCAGCTCGTGCCGCGGCAGTACGTGAGCCCTGAGCTAGGTATCGTGCGCAGCATGCCCGGAATGATAGTCGGCAC